TCCGGGTCTGCCTCAGGATTCCCCGCCACAAAGTTCACCGCATCAAGAAAACGCGCATACACCCGGCGACGGACCACCGTGGCACCCACCAGGCTCTGCAAATCCTCCGCCATCCCGGTGACAAGGCCGAAAAGATTGGACACTGTCAGCGACGGGCGGGCACTGCTGCCCTTTCCGTTCATCTCAAAGCCGCTGCCCTCTATCGGGTACGCCTGATATTCACGCCCCTGCCAGGTCACCGGCTCCCCTTTTTCATTCAGCTCATTGCAGAAAAAATACCGCTCACCGCCCTGCACCGTCAGGTCGATTTCCCAGAGCACCACCCGCGGTGACTGCTCTGACTTAACCGACTCGTTCAGGCTTTCTTCGTGAATATCCTGCATATATCCGCCCATAAAAAAGGGGCGCAACCGCGCCCCGAACAATAAAAGTCCAATTTAAAATAAAACCAATAAAGGTAATAACAGAAAGTTAAATCAACACATGCCAGATGGCAATTGCTGATCGCAGTGACCAATGAAAACTGTGTTTTCATTGATACAGGCCGCCAGTAAGGGCTGACGGCCCGTATTTATTATACTTATCAGCAATAATCAGAACTGATAAGTCATACCCACAGCAACGATATTATCTGTCGCAACACCGGCTTTCCGGGTAAATTCACTTTCCTCAATCAGGTTAATTTTATAATCAACATGGGTGGACATATTCTTGTTAAAGTAATAAGTCGCACCGACATCAATATATTTAACCAGATCCTGATCGCCATGGTTCACACCACCAACCATAACATCCTGTCCTCGGGACTGAAGGTAGGCCAGAGACGGACGCAGACCAAAATCAAACTGATACTGAACAACGGCTTCGATATTCTGAGCTTTATCCGCAACACCTTGATCACCAAAGGTCGTCATATTCTGGGTTTCTGAATACACTGCTGCCAGATACAGGTTATTGGCATCATATTTAAGACCAGTTCCCCAGAATTCAGCATGTTTACCTTTTGCAACGCTGCCGGAATCAACGACCACTTCTTTTTCAGTCACATCCCCAGTTAAAGGATCTTTGATTTCAATAGTTTTGCTACCATTCAGTCCCTGAACCTGCTTATTGGTACGATCTGACTTGGTATACGCAGCCACAAAACCAAAACCATCAAACTCATAGCTGGCTGAGAAACCATACCCATCACCATTGGCCTTCTGGAGGTCATCGCGCTCATTTTTGCCCTGATACTGCGCCGCAAAATTCAGACCATCAACCAGCCCAAAGAAATCTGTATTACGGTAAGTCAGAACTCCGGAAGTTCGGGCAGTCATAAAGTTATCGGTCTGAGTCCAGCCATCACCACCAAACTCTGGCAGTACGTCAGTATATGATCCGACATCGTAAGCAATACCGTAGTTACGTCCGTAATCAATGCTACCAACATCAGCAAATCTCAGACCTGCAAATGCCAGACGGGTTTTATTTCCCGCGGAACCTTCAGATTCCGTTTTGTTACCAGAGAACTGGTATTCCCACTGACCAAATCCGGTCAGTTGATCATTAATCTGCGTTTCGCCTTTAAAGCCGAGACGAGCATAAGTCTGATCTCCGTCATTACCTTTATCATCCGAGAAGTAATGCAGAGCGGTTGCACGCCCGTAAAGATCCAGTTTATTACCATCTTTATTATAAACTTCTGCTGCCTGCGCCCCCGCAGCAAACATCACTGCAACTGCTACAGCAGAAAGTGCCACTGTCATTTTTTTCATGATTTAATCCTTATTTAAACTGAACTATTCATGCATTCAGATGTCATGAACAAAAATTAAAATATTTTAATACAAATTCTTAGTTCAATTTATATTACGTAACAAAATGTAAATGCAAGATCGATTTCGCACTTTCTGACAAGACAGATTAAAAATAATTAACAACTAAACACTAAAGAATGATTTATAGGATAATTCTCATCTAACTACCTGCTCTATCGTGCAACTGAAATCACTGTACCGGGCGTTATCCGTAATACTCCACTCCCGGCACACCACCCTGACCGTCCGGTTATGTTTCGGGGGCTTCCACAAAAAAGCCCGGTAACCACCATGCCATGACAGAAACGCGGACAGTGCCTCCCGCTCAGCATCCGTTGTCACCCGAAAAACCACCTGAAAGGTCTTCAGTTGCGCATTCAGTCCTGCCGGACGACGCTGCTGATAACCGTCGCCAAACTTCACCGTCACCACCGACGGTTTCTCCGTCACCTGCATCCCTTCCCGGGGACACCAGTGAAGGGTCTTAATCTCATCCACTCAGCATTCCTCCGTCACGACGCATGGATAACATCACCGCCTGTACCCGCTGGTCAATCAGTTGCACAAGGGTGCCCGCCGCTTCCGGCCCTATCTGCCCGTTAGCGCCGTCATTCTGAATGGCGATGTGGTACACCGGAGAATACACCAGACCCGCACTGCCGTTCATACTGCCCACCGCACGCACGCCGAGTGAACCATCCGCTGCCCGGGTCAGGGGCATTATGGCTTCAGGTCCGGCCTCCCCCATCAGCCCTGCCCCTTTTGCAAAGGCAAAGTACGTGGGCGTGTCCACAATACTGTTACTGTATGCACTCAGGTTTGCCGAGGTATAAACGCCGCCTTTTGCATTTGCCACCGCGCCACCCAGCCAGTTGCCTATACTGCCGAAAAATCCTCCTGCACCGGACATACTGTTTGCCGCCATCTTAATGCCGTTGACAATGGCCGCATTCATAAGAACTTTTGATATTTCCTGCAGGATTGATGCTGCCCAGCTGCGCCATTCCACTTTATTTCCGTTCAGCATCTCCGTGATGTTATTTACCATCCCTGAGATACCGTCTGTCGCAAGCTGTGCTACCTGTGAAGCGTAATCTGATGCGCTGTCCACCCAGTTGCTGACCCCCTCCTGCAGTCCTTTCTGCCAGTCCGCACGTTGTTCATCCGACCTGGCATAAAAAGCTTCCTGCTCTTTCAGTCGTTCACTCAGATACTGCGCATTCTGCGCCAGCGCCTGTCTGTAAAAATCCTCACTGATATCCCCTGCCTGATACTGAAACTGAAGGTCCGCATCTTTCTGGCGGTAGCTGTCACGAATCTGCTGCAGCTCCCTCATCCGTTCACGGATCCGCTCACCCTGCCCGTACCCCAGCAGCTCTGCGTCATTTGATGCCCTTGCGTCTGCATTATCATTTTTCAGGGTCTCCTCCCGGGCCCGTAACTGCTCCCGGATTTTCTTCTGGTCAATCAGGGCAGCATTGCGCAGCAGCTCCTGCTTCTGAATCTCCGTCAGGGTTTTCAGCTCGCCCTGCGAGGTCTGGTATTTCAGTTTTGCCAGTTCTGTATTCTTCCCTGCCAGTCCCAGTTGTTCCTTCTGCTGCTTCAGCAGACGGGAAAAACTGTCTTCCGCTTTTTCCGTCTCAGATTTTCCGCCCCGAGATTTGGGTTTATTCGCCTCATTATTGCGCCAGGCTTCCATCGAATTACGGATGTAACGCTGCCTCGCCTCCTGATACATATCCCCCACCAGACCAAGGTCATCCGCTGCATACCCCAGCCGGGCACGCTCTTTTTCTTCCCCTTTCAGCCGGGACAGGGCCAGTTGACGCTCTGTGTTATTCAGGGCGCTCTGCTGTTTATCATCCAGAGTGGCCTGTGGCAGTCGCAGCGGTACACTCGCCAGTCCCTGACGCTGTTGCAGCAGTTCATTACCCAGCCCCAGCAGGCGGTTGAATTCCGTATGCTGAACATTCATCTGCAGTAATGCCTGGTATGCCCTGTTCTGCTCTGCCGCCTCCTCACGTATCCTCGCTACACGGTTGTACTCCAGTGACGCCAGCGTTTCCTGTACAGACCTCGCCCTTTCCTGCATCTGTGTCAGTCGTGACTGTTCAACCGCCAGCCTGCCGGTTGCCTCAGCAAGGCCGTGGGTTATAATCTCCGCACCTGAACCACCCTGTGGATTTTCCTGCAGCCAGCGCTGATAGTCAGCAATCTGTGTTTTCAGTCCCCGGACTTTACTTTCCTGCTCAGCAATCAGACGATTCTGCTCTTCCAGTGCTTCGCGGGTTTTACCCTCATTATCAGCCAGTTCCGGAAGGGTCATTCCTGGCAGCTTTGCCCGGATTTCATCAATCGTCGATGCATACTGGCGCGCGGACTCCCTGGCCTGTTCCTGACGCTGGTACACCGTGTACCAGGCACCGGCCCCAAGCATCAGTAAACCGGGTATCCCGCCGACCAGAGAAAGCAGGGATGCAGCGCCACTTTTCAGCATTCCCATAACCGACGTGGCATTCTCCAGCGCCTTCCCCGAGGCCGCCACTGCATGATTCGACTGCACCAGTGCAGCATTGGCCACAATCATGGCCCGACGTTTTGCGACGGCATTCTGTGTGACCAGCGCCTCCGCACTGGTATTTCTGGCCACGGCGAGTTCTGCCTGTGCCAGTTGCCAGGCACGTTCTGCCGCCAGAGCGTCAGCCGCCGCCTTACGTTGCACCTGAACCGCAGCATCTGCCTGCGCCGCTGCCAGGGCAACAGTGCCAGACTTCGCAGCAAGCAGTTCTGTCGTGGCCTTTCCCACACCGGATGCCATATTGCCAAAGTACCGGGCGACCCCGACAGCAACCAGCACACCCGCAGCTGTTGCCGCGGTATCAATATTTCCGGCCACACCGTTCAGTGCGCCGGAGAGCGTTTTCGTCGCTCCGCTGGCCTCATTCGCGCCGCCCACCCAGGCCATAAAGGCGTTTTCCACCTTCGTGATCCCGTCAGACACCGTTTCCGGCATGGCTGCATATTCATCACGCAATATCCCCAGCTGGCTGATTAACGCGGGAACGACTTTATCCGCCGTCAGTTGACCATCGTCTGCCATCGCCTTCAGATCCTTACGGGCCACGCCCATGCCTGCAGCCAGTGCGCGAATGATCCGGTCCCCACTTTCATTGACCGAATTAAATTCCTCGCCGCGCAACACCCCCTGTGCCAGCGCCTGGCTGAACTGGGTGATCACCGAACCCGCCTCTGCCGCACTGGCACCGGAAATTTTCAGCCCTGTCGAAATGGCCTCCGTCACCTTCAGCACATCATCAGCACTGTAACCATATTCACGCATCGAGGCAGCCGAACGGGCAAACAGGGCCGCATTATCCGAAAATGCGGTGCCTGTCCGCTGGCTGATGTCCATCAGCACTTTCTGTGATGACGCAAATTCATCCGATGACTGCGACGCCTGTTTCAGACGGGCATTCACGGAGCTCCATTCATCCGCCAGCGAAATCAGGTGTCCGGTGGCAAAGGCACCGGCAAACGCACTGGTCATTCCGACAGCCGAAGCGCGGATTTCCGTCAACTGGCTGTTCAGCTCAGCCAGAGCCCGGCGCTGCTCCCTGGCTGCCGCAGCAGCCTGACGTCCGCCATTCTGCAGGGTCCGGTAATATTCACTGCCCATACGGGACGCCCGCTGGATCTCCGACTGGAATGACTGTGAATTTGCCGAAATTTTGATAATCAGTTCACGTAACGTCGCCATTCACCTTTCTCCTGGCGTAAAAAAACCGCCTCAGCGGTTCTCATCATTCATGACTGTGCTGCAAGGCTCAGCGCGTCTTCCAGCGCCGCAAACGGATCCACCTCCGGCTTATCCTCATCCTCGCCCCAGCAGAGCATGGCGTCCTTCAGTGCAACATTCATCCCCTGTGCCCCGAAAACCGCTTTCACGATCTGTGCATTACGGATATCCCCGCGCTCATCACCCAGCGGGGATATCCTGTCGAACTCCATCCACATCATCGCCTCGCTCGCACTCAGGCTGTGCCGCAGTTCGGATAAGGTGCGCCCCAGACGGAGCGCAAGTCGCATCAGAAAGCGAATTTCCGGGCGGGCTACTTTTTTCTGACCGACTCTGCATCAGCGATCAGTTCCAGTGCCTGACGCAGCAAGCGGGCATGTACCGGACCATAGACGGCCAGCACCTGCTCACGGTCGTCCGGAGTGAACACCCGTTGCAGATCCGTATCACACAGGACATCGCAGAACAGCGTCACATCCGCTTCCAGGTTACGGCGGGTTTTCGCCACCACCGACAGAGTATCGTCATCCTCTCCATCACCATTGAGCACGTCCTGCCACAGATACCAGGCCTCCGCCGAAGGCTCCCGCAGCACCACGCTGACATTACCCCATTCCGGCACCTTCACCGTTTTATGACGAAACCCTGACAGTCTGGCCAGCGCCAGCGTTTTCAGATCCTTTTTCATGATGACCCATCCCCTTATCCGGCGGCTGCGCTCACTGTCACGGTGCATTCAACAGACGTCACACTCTGTGCTTTCTCTGCCGAATCGGTCACCACGCAGGTATATTTCCCCGCATCAGCGGACTGCGCACCTGGCTTACTGAAGGTGTCTGTCGTCTGCCCGTCAACCGGCTGACCATCCTTCTTCCAGGCGTATTTATACGGCGGCGTTCCCCCGTTGGCACTGACTGACAGTGTCAGCAGCGCACCGGTATTCACGGTAAGTGTCTTATCCAGATTTTTCACAAACGCCAGCGGTACCACAAAGGACACCGGTTTGCCTTTCAGACGCAGTGAGAACGTTGCAGCCACCACGCCGTTGGTACCGGATGACCAGGTGTGCTGGCGCACTTCCGCCAGGAATTTAAAGCCCTTACCGGACGGAAACAGCACCTTAAACGCATACAACGCGTCATTGTCATAGGCATCACGCAGGGCGTTCTGGGCCTGATTCAGATAAAAATTACCCGACATGGAAATCTCAGACGACGCCCCCAGACCATTGATGTTCTCCTGCTCTGTGGAGCAGAGCGTGGTCACATCAATATCCTGTTTCTGACCGGCGGTGAACTGGACTTCCTTGATGGTGCAGTCCAGGCGCAGATATTCCGCCTTATCCATAGTTTCAGCAGTCGCCGGGGCAGATGAAATCATCACCTGCGTCAGCTGTGAGCGTTCATACAAAGCAGACATTCTGCCTCCTGATAATAAAAAACCCGCACGCGGCGGGGTATGGGTTTTGTAGAAAAAAGAAAAAGTCACACCGTGACCTGAAACTCCAGGGTTGCACGGTAACAGCGGTTTTCCGGAATATAGTCCTGCATTTCACTGACGGATCCCGGGGCCAGCAGCATTATGGCTTCACGGGCGTCCTGACGTATCTGACGCGCCTGCGTCACAGTCCTGGCATAAACGTCTATCTGCACCGACACTGAGGACTCCGCCTGCCCGCCTATCACGTCCGCTGACACCGATGAAATCAGGCTGAAAACCACCCACGGAAGCGCCACCGACGGCCTGCCATCCAGCAGGGGGACCACATACGGGTACACCTGCCCGCCGGCAAGATGCGCCAGATGAGGATACAAATCCGCCTCCGTCATCGTCTCAGTACCTCATCAATGGCCCGGTTCATCCGCGCAATCGCCACCTGCGCTGCCTGTTCACTGCGCACATCAAACGCCGGGCGCACAAACGGGTGCGGAGGCATATTCACGGTCCCCATTTCCACAAACCGCCAGTAGAAAGCATTGCGCGGGTTATCCGCCTTCATGGTGTTATCGCTGTTACCGGTGTCCGGATTAACACCACGGATATGGACACCGGATTCCATCCCGCCATCGCGGGAGCGCCGGGAAAGGACCACCACATTGCGGCGCAGTTTTCCCCTGCGCACCGGTGCCCGTGACACCACTTCTTCTTTCAGCACATTCGCCCCCGCACGGGTTGCCTCACGCAGCACCCGGTTGTTTTCCGCACCACTCAGAAGCTGCAAATCGCGGCTGATGTCCTCCAGCCCCGAAAAATCCAGCAGGGTTTCGATCATTTTTCCCCTCCCAGCCGACAGAGAATTTCCAGACGTCCGCCGGTCGCATCCGGCACGGGCAGCCCGACAACGTTCAGGATCCGGTCACGCCAGGGACCACTCAGCACATGAAGTCGTGACGCTGCCGTGATTTCCCGACCGGACTGACCGCGCACCCAGATGCGGATTTCCGCCTGCGCCATTTCCGCACCGGACTGCATCCGCTCCCGGCTGCTCCTGCCACGGATATCCGCATGAATTTTCCCGCATGACACCCATTCTTCCGTCATTTCTCCGGCAGCATTACGGGTTAACACCGGGTTCAGAACACTTATCATCTGTGTCAGACGACCTGCTGATATTGCCATTCCCCCTCCTCATAACACCGTCGGACAACGCAAATCGTAAATCAGCACGGAAACAGAAAACGGCAGCTCCCCCTGAAGCAGTTCTTCCCGCTCCGCAAGATCCGGATTCCGGTACAGCATCCCGGTCAGTCGCATGGCAGCCCCCTTCATCCGGGTTAATGCCTCGCCCGGGATCAGTTCACCGTCCTCACGAATCACTTTATCCCGGCTGCCCTGAATGTAGGCCAGCAGCACGGCGGTAGCCTGACGAACCTTGTCCATCAGCATGTCATCATCCGCGTCATGGTCGACACGCAGATGTGCCTTGATCTCTTCCAGTGTCAGTAATGCCGTCATTTTCCGCCTCCTGCATCCCGCCCACGTTTTGCAGCCAGGGTCCAGGCTGATGAATGAGCTTCTCCGGGTTTATCACCGGTCATACTGTTGCAGTGCCACAGCGAGCCCCCCCATGTCACCGTATCGCCGGGGTGGTAGGTTTCACCGGCTCTGAACACACCGCGGTAGAGCATCACCGGCAGGGAAAATGTTTTTTCCGTACGCTGACCGCTGCTCTGCCGGACCACCACAGAGAACAACCGTTCACCCGTCATGCTGACGTCAATATCCGCCACCCCGTCAACCAGGCATTCCCATCCCCGCATCCCGTGCGTTTTTTCATACGCCCGCCAGAGTCCGCCCTGGTGTGTGGCATACGTGCCCCGGGGAAAGGATTTTTGATCGTCAATGGCAGGGAGTATTTCCAGTGCCGTGGCATCACGCCCGTCCTGCGGAGCCGGCAGGGCACTCACCGCATCCAGAACCGCCTTCTGCAGAACATCCGGATCGTAGTCACGACCATCACGCGGAACAGGAATATGGCTTACCGCCTCCTTCACCATCTGTTCAAGCATCGGACGCACATCATCCGGAGTGATACTTTTACCGTCCGCCGGCTGCGGAATATTTGCGACCGCATCATTCACCGCCTTCTGCAGTACTTCCGGATCGTAGTCACGACCATCACGCGGAACAGGAATATGGCTCACTGCCTCTTTCACCATCTGTTCAAGCATCGGACGCACATCATCCGGGGTGAGACTTTTACCGTCTGCCGGCTGCGGAATATTTGCGACCGCATCATTCACCGCCTTCTGCAGTACTTCCGGATCGTAGTCACGACCATCACGCGGAACAGGAATATGGCTCACTGCCTCTTTCACCATCTGTTCAAGCATCGGACGCACATCATCCGGGGTGAGACTTTTACCGTCCGCCGGCTGCGGAATATTTGCGACCGCATCATTCACCGCCTTCTGCAGTACTTCCGGATCGTAATCACGACCATCACGCGGAACAGGGATATGGCTTACCGCCTCCTTCACCATCTGCTCAAGCATCGGACGCACATCATCGCCCGTCACGCACTTCTGTAATACCACAGACAGGGACGCCAGTTTTTCTTCAAACGTTTGTGCCTGCGCGGCTATTTTCCCCTCAAATGTGCGCTGTAAATCCGCCAGCACTGCGGAAAATTCTTCACCCAGCGCACGGATAATGGACAGTTCCCGTTCCGTCATTTTCGCAGTATCCCCCCTGAACATCGCTTTCACCGCATCATGCTCTGTTTCACTGATTGCCTTATTACCGTCAGATGCGCCGTCAGGCGGTTGCGCTAAGGCCGTTTTCCCGGTCAACGCGAACGGATCCTCACGGGCATCACGACGGGACAGCGCCTCCAGACTGTAGTTCTGCTGCTGAAGATACAGTGCATCACCGCCGGCCAGGGGCGGCAGGTTCTCCCGTTTACGGGCCTCATTGGGCGTGAGAAGCGTATTTTTCACCGCATCCCCCAGCGTTTTCATGCGCCGCTCACTGTCCATTCTCAGCAGCGTGGTGACATCAAATTCCGTACTCTCGTTTTCCCCCGTTTCCAGCGCCTCATCCAGTAACAGTTCAATGGACTCAATCAGCGTCTGCAGGCACTGGGAATAATACTGCTGCTCCAGCGCCTCCACATTGTCACTGGAAGGCGGTTGTCCCACGCCAATCTTGTAGGCCGGGACACGGAACACCGAACAGACAATTTCAGCGGTCATCTTCAGTTGTTCCACCGTCTGCGCATCCACCGGTGAAAACGTCGTGGGGTTGTATTTTGCCCCGTTGCTCAGAATGGCCGTTTTCCCCGCATTTTCGCCTGTATACCCGCTGTCCCAGTTGCTCTTCAGTTTTTTCGCATTTTCTTCCGTAATACTGCCGGGGATCTCAATCACCCCGGACGGCCTGCCGCCATTTCTGAAAAAAGACGTCGAATTTTCCTGAATATGATGCCCCTGCGTTGCCGCCAGCCCGGCGGCATACACCGGCGGCAACCCTATAAGCGGATGAAAAAAACAGTTAAACCGGTCGTGGATCACTTCCCGGGCAGGCACCGTCACCGCCTCAGTGATCCCACAGTTCCGGTCCGGCGTGATGCGGTAGAACACCTCGCCGTCATCCGCCACCAGAGGTTCAACCCGGTTCCAGTCCAGAATACGCAGTTCTTTGATCTGCCCCCGGGCATTACGGATTTTCAGCACCACCGTATTGCCGTGACGCAGTTTGGCGTTCAGCCACAGTTCAAAAAACTGAATGCGGTTCTGCTGAGCATTGGGGCGACGACAGAGGCGGGCAATATCCCCCCGGCGCGTTTCCCTGCGTATCCCATGCGCATCCGTCTGCATAAGACGCAGCCGCATTTTGGCGATATCCTGGGATATCAGCGAAATACATGCAAACACCGCATGAAAGGAGAGGACGGCTTCAGGATCGGCTTTCACGCCCTGCTGCCAGGCGCCGGAAAAGGGCTCAGCCACCGCCTGAAACAGGCTGGTCCAGCCCGCCTCTCTTACGTCACGTCCTGATTTCTGGTTTTTTCGGGTTCGCCGTAAAAGGTTCCACATTCGCCATGCTCCGCATCACGTTTCTTTTTCTGACCTGCCGGACGTCGCACCGTGATGTACTCCGCCTTTCCCAGGCGAACCAGCACCTCCGCACACGGCTGTGCCACATCACGGATATCCCCGGCCCGGGCATCATGCGTGCCCTGCAGATATCGGATCTTTGCCATAACCTGTTACGGGAGGCGCACGCCTCCCGTCCTCCTTATCAGACTCAGCCGCCGGACGCACTGCCATAGTTCACTCCGGTGATCACCGCCACCGCCGCGGTACGGCGACGACGCCAGTTGATCCAGCGCTCCGCACGGATGGCCACGCTACCTGTCTGGAACATGGAAACCAGCTCCACCGGCGACGGCGTGGTACTGTCGCCGGTCGGCTCAGACTGCATTTCCAGTGATGCCTCGCGGGACATATCCACTGCCACGCCGCCGTCATCCGCCAGATAAATATCCGGGGCATTCACCAGCACCAGCTGGTCACCCACATACTGGGAGACAATCACCGGCAGCCCCTGGAAGGAGCCACCCAGCAGGGTCATGTCCGGGTATTCTTTCTGACCCAGCGCATTTTTACGCATGGACAGCGCCAGAGCATTGGTGCTGGACATCAGCCAGACCGCACCGGTGGGCTGCAGGTTTGCTGCCACAAACTGTCCAAACGCCGCCTCTGCATCCGCATCCGGGTTACCGCTTGATGCCGTGCCCTTCACATCATGGGTGATGGACGCCGGGGAGACATCTGCCACCGCCGCTTTTTTCGGGTCCACAAAGTCTGTATCCAGACGCGCCACCACCGCTTCCGCCAGCGCATTACGGACCAGTGCATCAGCAGCCGGACTGGAAAAACGGATCAATTCTTCCGTCAGTACCGCAATGGCCGACACCTTAGCATGACTGAAGGTGATGGATTCAAAATCAAACTTCGTCAGGGGTTTTGCCTTACCCTCACCCACCCAGCCGGCAGCACCGCCCGACACCTGGGCGTGCACACGGATATTGAACGGCACCTGACGAAGTGCAGGGATCCCGCCCTGACCAAATCGCCCGATAATGGTCTGAGGACGCAGGTAATCAATAAAGTCCTGTGCGTATTCCTGATATTCAGACAGGCTGCCTGCCCACTGCGGATCCGTGGTGGTCCCCGCGCCCACTGCCGATTTCAGGACATGATGCAGACGACTGTCATCCGGATACTGACGACGGGCCACTTCCAGGGCTTCAGAGCGGACACCTTTAGCCGCAGCCAGCGATTTGGCAAAACGTGCGAAACCAATCCCCTTATCCAGTTTCTGCTCCACACGGATCACCGGCGCAGAAGCCACCGCGGCCACATTCCCGTTACCGGCCTGTTTCACCGGCTGCGCCGTGGCGGCCTTACCGGCTTCCAGTTCACGCAGGCGCTTCAGGTGCGCATCCACCTGACGTATTTCCGCTGCGGTGTTGTCGTAATGCTCTTCCTCCTCCACATCCAGCGTGCGCCCTTCCTCTGCGGCTTTGGTCATGACCTCCTCAAGGGAGGCTGCCAGTGCTGCACGCTTGTTTTCAAAACTTTTAATCTGTTCGCCAATATTCATTATGGTCTTTTCCTTATGAAAAACGGTTGTTGACTGTGCCGCAGCGCCGGCAGAAGATGCGATTTTCACCACCGGTTTCCGGTTGCCGGACGCGGCAGAAAACTGGCGGTCGTAAGATTTAATGGTCCGGATGGTGCATTCCGCATTCGCGGGCACGGTGACGGCAGACACCTCCATCAGCTCCCAGCGCAGAAAATGCAGTCCGCCTCCGTCCAGAAAGGTGTATTCATGAGGACGGAAGCCCACGGACAGCCCCCTGACCAGCCCGGTCTTAATGGCCGCCCAGGCCTCATCCAGCCTGGCAGCCAGTTGCGATGGCATATCCGGCACGGGCTTCGCCAGTGTTGCCGTGATTTCCAGCCCTTCGCTGACCCGGCGCACCGTACACTGCCCCACCGGGCGGGAATGGTCATGCTGCCAGAGAAACGGGATCGCACTGCCAAACTCCGCGCCCTCCGGCTCCAGGATGTCACCATCCCGATCCGGAGAAGGCGTTGACGCAATCCCGGTGATCACCCGCTCATCCTCACTGAAGGATTTCACCGTCAGCAGAGAGCAGGCCCGTTTAAGAGTCACATCAGCCTCCTGAAAATAAAAAAACCGCCGCAGCGGTCCATGATGGTTACAGGGTGAACAGGGTTATATGAAAAAAACCGCATATTCTTTCTTTTTCGGCTCCGGATTCAGGGACATCAGGGATACCGCATTGAAGAGCGCCATCAGCGGGTCAATTTTCCCCCGTCCGCTGGCCTGTTTGGTAATAAGGATGGCGTTACCTTTCGGCTCCACCCGGGCATTGCCAACGCACCAGGCCATCAGTGGCTGACCACCATGCACCAGTACTCCCTCAGCCAGTTTGCGCTCGGTGGTTTTTATGGCCCCGCCCAGCTTCCAGCCCTGGCTTATCCCCACAACAATTCCGTCGGGGATCCCGGCTTCCGCCAGTGAATCCAGAATCTGCCCCACACCTGACGGGTCAATACCGATATGCTCCAGTAACTCAGCCTCATGAATACGACGCACATACTCCGCCACTTCCGCCGTGTCATCCCCGACCCGACGGACAATCGTCATGTCTCCACAGGCCACAAAATCCTGAAACCGGGATGCCTCACTCTTCCGTCTGACCACCGCGGTTTCATGCGCCCAGGCATGGCCCCAGCCCAGCCATTCGCGGGTTTCCCTGTCACGGCCAATCACGTACATTCCCAGCAGATCATCCAGGCCCCCGCCGTCAATCCCCACCGTCACCACATCAGCGCGCTGCAGGATATCGTCCAGGCTGACGCGCCTGCCCTGCTGCTCCCAGAAATCCGCACCCGTCCAGCGGTCAGAACGCAGGGCAAGACCAATTTCCACATTGGCATGTTTTGACATGAAGCCACGAAATGCTTCCTCACCAGCCTCCCGGGCTTTACGGTACTCCCGGTACAGAAAAGCCTCATCCACCGAATAACCGAGATTCGGATTGACCATGGCGAGGTTTTCCATCAGCAGGTGAGCCCCGCTTTCCACCATTTCAGGAGGGTGTTCAAATATCACCGGCAGAAAGTGCGGATCATGAATTTTGCCGTCACGGACATCCCGGGCGTACTGCAGTTTCTGTCTGAACACCCCGGCTGGCGGCTCATTCGACTGGGTGGTCGTATACACCACAAACCCTTCCGGGCGGGAGGCAAGGCCGCCTATGGCTTCACGTAACATGTCCTCCGCTTTGTACTGCTTGCCAAATAACCACAGTTCATCAATCAGCGTCCCCACGGACTTGATACCGGATACCGTATTCGGATCGGCAGCCACCACCTTAAGGGTGGTGTCCGTCACCCTGTGGGTGATGGTCCGGATATGTGTCTGCACCTGACAGAGGTCATCCAGATCATCGTCCCGTCGTACCATATCCCTGGCAGGGTTGAAGGCGTTAGCCGCCACCTCCACGGTCGGGGCCAGAATGGTGTAGCCCGCCGCCTGCCGCCAGTTCAGTAACAGCGCCGTCATCATGATCCCGGCAGCCAGCGTGGACTTGCTGTTTTTCTTGGGGATAAGGATAAAAACTTCCTTGATATGGCGTACACCAGTCTGCGCATCGTAGGAGCCAAACAGGGCCGCCACCAGGTCAAACACCCACTGTGCGCAGGACTCCCCGAACGTCGGGCTGCCCGGTGCATCCACAATCCGCAGTTGTTTAAAAATCGCCAGTGCATGTGCAGCCTGATCCGGATAAATCGGGGCCGGAATAATCGACAGCCCCTTTTTCAGGCGCTCTGCCCAGTCCGGGCAGGCCGTGCTCCACACAGGTATCATCCGTTGCCCTCATTATCATTATTCACCACCAGTCGGGGTGGTGGTGGCACCGCAAAACGGTTAGCCGCTTTTTTCGCCGCGTCACCTTTTGCCGATTTTTTACCGGCATCCCCTTTTTTGTGGTGCGTGAACTGCGCCAGCTTATAAGCCGCATCCAGCGCCAGCCTGGGGTCGGTATTAATGTTCTCCACCAGAAGACGCCCCATCGCTTTCACCGGATCGGGAAGACCGTCCTCCATATACTCAATACCAGGAGATATCACCACGGGCGGTGGCATCTCCGGATTTGTTTCGTCCGGCTGTGGTATTGCAGCCGCCTCACGGCGACGGGGTTTATCCTCCTGCTCTGATTTTTTCTGCCGGTAAACAGGAACCTCATCCACCTCCACCGTCTCGCACTGTTTACGGGCTATAAACGCAAGCACCTCCGGATCTTTTGCCAGCTGCGAGCCTTTAACCCTGGCTGTCTTCGCCGAATAACCGGCGGCAATGGCTGACGCTGTTTTGTTTTTCCCGGACATGAGCGCCAGCGCAAATTTTCGTTTTTGCGTTGTCAGCACAGCCTCCTCCCGGGTCCAGAACGCACTCAGCCGGGTATGGTTCAGCCCATTTTTCCCGGCGTCTCATGCCGCAAATGTTAACTGCTGCCTGGTTAACATTTGCTGAAAAAGCCAGTTAACATTTTTTCCGCGCAACAAACTGAATAATAAAGATAAAAACCGCAAAAATGCCCGGACAGCCAGTTAACATGTTAACTGCCCTGAAACGGGAATTTTTTCTCTGCGTGAGAGGGGGCGCGGTGTCCGGAGCGATCGTTTTTTACGCCGAATGATACCCCCCCCGGTCGGGTTACAGTCCGATGATGTCGTCCGCTCTGCCACTACCTCCGGACACCTCCGGCAGCGTCGGGTCCGGCATACCACCCGCCGCTTCACGAGCAGACTTTTGTCGATGGCATTCGGTACAGAGCGTCCAGAGATTCGTCTCCTCATTACCACCACCGAACTGAAGTGCAATTCGGTGATCGAGTTCACTGTCACAGAGGTCAACCACACGACCACAGAGACAGCACTGCCCGGCATCCCTGAGCCAGATATGACGCTTGAGGGAAACACGTGCACTGCCACTGACACGACGCTGTTCACCCTTCAGAATATTCACCCGTCGGGTATTCAGTGTTTTGATTCTGCTCTGGAGTGTACGAAGCTCAGCCATGTAAAATCCCCGTCATATGGCAATCAGTAAAGGAAATAAATATGTCATCGAAAAACCGGACCCGCAGAACCACAACCCGCAATATCCGTTTCCCCAATCACATGATTGAACAGATCAACATCGCCCTTGAGCATAAAGGGTCCGGTAACTTTTCAGCGTGGGTTATTGAAGCCTGCAGGAGAAGGCTGGCAACAGATGCAACGCACCTGCGCCCGGCCAGCATGACAAATAACGAGAAATGAACGTTCGGTTACAGGAGCAGGTACCCACTGTCCTCCAACAATATTTCATCTTCATACCCGGCGGAACAAGACTTACCCAGCCGGGATGTACAGAATAACAACAGAGTGATAATTAATTTCTGATGAAATAATCAGGGTGCAGAAGGACTAAAGATAAACGTTTTCTTCACGCCTTTACGCGGCCTGTCCTTCTCAAATCGCCATTTTGCCATCGCCTTTACAACCTGCTCATCAAACAGATGGTGCGGCTCTGAACGGATAAACTCAATTCGGGTGACAGTACCATCAGCACCAATATCAAACTTCACATCAACCCGTCCCTTTATATAATTTGCCGCTGCATAGGCCGGATATTGTGGTAATGCCTTAACCAACTGTCGGGGCATATCTGTTTTATGTTGCGTACAGCCCATAACCAGAGAAGACAACAAAATAATTAACGGAAGATTTCTTTTCATTTTCATTCCCGGCACAGATAAGAATAAGTCTTATTCTAACAATGCCACCCTGTCGGCCATCAATCCTCTGCTTAATGGCAACGACAATTATCCGACTTAAATCACAAATCAGACACATGACATAACAGGTCATGCGAGGTAACACATCGTCCGGTTTCTTCCACCATCGCACCGGACCAGCGACCATGAGGGGACAACGCCGCGCTCCGTTAACGCGGTAAACCCCGGTGTGTATCGTTTTTGATTATCCCCGCACACTCGCGCAGAGGAGTCTCCCTGTCGGGCTGCGGTCTCTGTTAATGAGGGAATACAGCGACGATACGGCGCATCCGCAAAACTTAGTTCAGGCACTGAGTGCGGATATAGTCCTGTGCCCCTTCCAGCTGCTTCTGCATTGTCATCAACCGTTCTCTGAGGATGAAATAATCCCGTTCAGCGGTGTCTGCCAGTCGGGGGCCGGTTGCATTATCCACGCCGGAGGTGCCGGTGGCTTCACGCACGGTACCGGAGCAGGTGGCGTTGATCCGCAGGCGCTTACGACCAGCGGCAATATCAGCACGCAGAGTTTCATTTTCAGCTCTCGCATCGGCTAATTCCCTCGAGTATTTTGCATCGAGCGCAGCAACATCGCGCTGGCGCACCTGCATATCAGTAATGGTTGCGTTTGCCAGCTCCAGCTCTCTGGCTTTTTTATCACGCTGCGCTTTGTAGGTGATGGCGTTATCGCGGTAATGATTCAGCCCCAGACTAAGCGCACCACAGACCACCAGCAGAATAACGGTAAACGCGGAAAGCATTCGGTTTATGCTCACCCCAGCATCCCCGACGAAGATAACATCATCCAGCCCATGGAAAGAAAAAGAGCAACCAGCATTAGTGAAAATGAAATGCCGACGATTACACAGAGGATCTTCGCCAGCATTATGAGTTTGTCTGACATGTTTAATCCTCCCTTCACGCTTTCAACGCAATGACCAGTTTTGCCAGCCCATACAGCATCGGAGACACAGCGATACCGACCGCCACCCACTTAATAGCAAAAGCCTGTGCTCTGCTGATGTCATCAGTTACTGGCGCTTTCAGTTCAAGGCCGTTTTTCATAGTCAACCTCAACAGAATTCGTTTATACTTTTCCATGTTCTCCCTTGCCTTATCCAAGGTCAGAAACACAAAACCCCGCTTGCTGCCAACAAACGGGTTTTTTACTTTTATTCACTTAGGTTTTGCCAGTTCGCAGGATTTCGTGTTATCCGTCCGCGTTGGCCAACGTCATTTTTCAGCAAAATATTCGGCTTATCTGTCGATTCCCCAGCACGCCAGCGCGCTCTCCTGGTCACGACGGGATACCTGACCATAACAGTTATTTGAGCGGATACGGCAGTCTCTGCCACCGTCCTTAATCCACCAGCGAAGCGCCTCACACGCTCCCCTGCGATCTCCTGCATTAATTCGTTTATAAAACGTCGACGGGAAACACTTACCCGGGCCAATGTTGTAAGGACAGAATGACGCAATACCCGCTTTCTGGGGTTCAGTCAGTGGCACTTTGATGTTTTTCTCCACCCATGCCAGCGCCTTATCACGCTCAATGGCGTTAACCCGGTCGCATTTCCCCTTCGACAGCTTCATGCCAGGAATAACAGGCTTACCATCCACCCGGGTGGCTCCACGGCAGATGGTCCAGATCCCCGCACCATCACGGTATGCCGTAGTGTGGTTACCTTCTTTTTCGTCAAGAAACTGGTCGAGGATTTC